GCCACCCCCAAGGCCGTCCTCGCCCTGCTGGACGAGATCGACAGGCTCAAGGCGGAGAACGAAAGTCTGCTCGACGAGCTATCCGCATGCACCGAGCATCCTGGCGGATGTGGGTATTGGCGCGAGGCCGCCAAGCGTAGAGCCGAAGAGCGCGACCGGCTGAGGGCGCAGAACGATGCGCTGCGGGGAGCGCTACATGCCGTTCAAGCCGAGGTCGACGGGAATCTCCGCCCACTTACCCGCGACCTCGTGAACATGGTCAGCGGCTTGAATAACGGCACTCACCCGAATGACATCTACGACCACTGCGACGAGATCGAAAGGATCATCGACGCAGCCCTAGAAGGAGCAACGCAATGAACGACCGCACACTACTCGAACTGGCGGCGCGGGCGGCGGGGTATGCAGTTGATTGTGGATTCGCAGATTGCCCGCTGATCTATGGCGAGGATGCCGGTACGGACGGACCGCGTGAGTGGAACCCACGTAATGACGATGGCGACGCGCTGAGGCTGGCAGTAGACGCAGGCATCCTAGACGGTAACGCCTTTTCCGTCTGGCTGAACTACCGAAATGGCGCAATGGCCATCGAGGGGCTTGGCGCTCGCGAAGCAACTCGTCTCGCATTCGTCCGAGCCGCCGCCGAGATCGGCAAGTCTATGGGAGGTGGGGAGTGATGAAACGGGAGGAATTCGAGAAGCGCATGGCCGGCATATTCGACCTGTCCGCTTACGTGGACAGCCAGGGAGACATCCGATATTCGGACAGCCACACCCAGGCTGCTTGGGATGGATGCCAACTGGTGGTGGATTTATTCGAGCCGGCGCCATCAGTCAGACAAGGCATGAGCCTCGACCACATCGGAAGGCTTCATGCCCTTGAGAAGCTGAGACTACGCATCGCCGCTCACATGTTCATCAGGCAGAACGGAGAACTGCTCGGATACGGCGTAACCGTCCCTGAGATGCGCGAATTCCGGGAACTCCTTATCCCGTTCAACGGCGAAATCAAGTAACCCAGCCGGGCGCCACTAGCTCTCCCTGAGCTAACCCGGCTGGGCGTCTAAATCCTACCAAAGGCCTGACCGGGCAGTTAACCCCATATTGCCCGATGCGGGCGCCCTGCCCGGCCAAGCCAGCACGAATTCTACCCTCCAAACCGATGCCGTTGATCGGCCAAGGTCTCGCTATGTCTTTGATTTCAGTTGAGGCGGCCGCCGGCATTCTCGGCGTGAGCCGCAGGACCGCGTACCGCTACGCGGACGAAAAGCTGATCCCAGTGGTCAGGTTCAAGAAGACCATCCGGGTGCACAAGGAAAAGCTCGAACAGATGCTTGAAGAGGAAGCCGCTGCTAGCATGCGCGACGCGGTCGGCGTACCGGAGGAAGTATGCCGTACAAGAGAAACGACTCCGCCTACTGGTGGATCTCTTTCAAATCAGCAACAGGAAAGCTTGTTAGACGCTCTTCTGGAACTGCCGACTACTCGGCGGCGAAAGCACTAGAGCAACAGGAGCGCGCGAAAGCGTGGAAGGAAAAGGAAATGGGCGTGAATCCGCCCAGGACCTTTGAGGAGGTGATCATTCCGTACCTGCAACACGCTCGCCAGCATCAGCGCAGCTACGAAACGACCGTGCACCGCATAAAGCCGCTGCGCGAGTATTTTGCCGGACGCGTGGTCAACGATCTAGGGGGCCAGGACATCCGGGGATACGGAGCGCACAGGCTGGATGCCGGCGCATCCCCGGCAACCATCAACCGAGAACTCGCCGCACTGTCCGCGGCGATAAACCACTGCAACACGGAACTGGAGTGGGCCCTTCCTAACCCAGTGAAGGGACGGAAGATGCGCGAGGCCGAAGGGCGTGATCGTTGGCTGACTAGGGCAGAGGTAGAGGCTCTGTGCCGAGCGGCGCGCGGGCAGAAGTTTGGCCCGATGCTGGAGGACTTCATTCGCCTAGCCGTCAACACAGGGTGCCGGAGGGAGGAAATGCTTGGCCTGGAGTGGCGCAGGGTCGATTTCGCAAATCGACTGATCTACCTGGAGGCATCCCACACGAAGGCAGGCAAGCGCCGGAGCATCCCGATCAACGAAGGGGCGATGGCAGCACTAAAGCGACGAATGGCATTCAGGTCCGAGACCAGCCCGGAATGCCCCTGGGTCTTTGCGCGCGCTAACGGTGATCGAGTGGTATCGCTTTCGGCCGGCTTCAAGCAGGCCTGCCAGGCAGCGAAGATTGCGGACTTTACGATTCACGACCTGCGCCACACCTGCGCGGCATGGCTGGTCAGCGCCGGCGTTCCGCTGGCGGATGTTCGGGATCTGCTCGGACACTCGACAGTCGCGATGACTGAGCGATATGCCCATCTTGCTCCAGCCAGGGTAAGGGATGCTGTAGGGGTTCTTGATCAAGTCCGTGAAAGCCGCATTTCACGTTCTGTTCACGCTGATAATCCAGCGCATCTAAATGGAGGGCCGCTGAAGCTCGTAAACACTTGATTTATAAGGTGGTGCGGACGGAGAGACTCGAACTCTCACGCCTTGCGGCGCTGGAACCTAAATCCTGTCTCGCACCTCAGAAGCGCTTATATTACAACAGTTTACGCCGACCGCAATCACTTAAACTGTGCCAATCGTGAAATTCCTTTTCACGTTTTCCATTTCCGCGCTTCACGTTTCCGTCACGCCCGGCATTTAGCGGTCCGACTCATAAGCCGCGACGCCGGTCCCTACCGCCCGCCATTCGTCCTGCGGCATACGCGAATCACAGATGAATACCTCGACCTCCCCGCCTTCTTTCGGCTCCGCAGGCCGAATAGCAGCATGCCGGAGAATCGTCTGCATGTCCGGTACGTAGCTGCTCTCCGAGCCGTGGAAAGACCAGAGGCCATGTTTCCCAGCGCTGCCCACCTGGTGGTCGAGTTTCACCGACCAGCCCTTGAATCGAATGACCAGCATCACCGAGCTCCGTAGGAAAAGGCCGTAGTCTACTCCTACTGGCATGCTCCGTTGGCAGCCAGCAGTTGAGCCTCATACCCGATCCGCTGCCGCCGCTCGGCCAGCAGCGCACGGACCTTGGTCTGTAGGTCGTCGCTCTTCTTCAGCCCAGCCGCTGCCCAGGCCGGCACTTCTACCGCCGGCACTCGGCACGGCACCGCCACCGGCACATCTACGCGCACCGTGCGCGGCTCGGCTTCCTGCCGGCCGGCGCATCCCGCCAGCGCGAACACCACCAGCATCAGCACTATCCTCATAGACCCAACTCCTGATCAATGACCGCCTCGGCGGCCGCACACTGCTCGCCGGCGGTTCGTTCACGTAGCAGGCGCTGGGCTCCGGCATACTGCTCGGCGGCCTGCTGTCGTCCCCGATCCACAGCTTGCGCGGCATCCCGGGCGCGCTGCTCGCCGGCCAGGCGGAGCGCGGCAACCTGCCGGACCTGCTCCGCCACTGCGGACTCCAACTCTCCCCGGGAGGCACGGCAGGCGACCAGATCCGACCGTGCGGCATCCAACTGCGGCCGGTAGTGCCGCGCTCCGATCCAGACACCGCCGGCGGTGCCGAGGCCGACCAGCACCAGGCAGGCCAGCGCGATCGAAATCACGCGGGCCGAGATCACGACAGCACCGCCTTGGCCCGCTCCCACAGCGCCAGGCGCTCCGCCTGGCCGTTCGTGCCGCCGTTGATGCGCCGAGTGATGGCGGCGAACTCGCCGCGGTCGGCCAGGTCGTTCAAGCCGTGACTGGCCCACCACCAGGCCGCCGACAGCGCAGCGAACTCCGGCTGCTCGAGCAGCTCTGGTTCCTGCTCCAGCGGCTGGCCCAGCCCGGCGCCGGCGGCGCGGTAGTTCGACCGGCCGGTGATCTGTAACAGGCCGCGCCCGCGGTACCGCCAGCCGTCGCCCGATGCCTCGTCGCCATTGCCGTTGCGCGAGGCGTAGGCGTTGTTGGCGATGGCTCGGGGGTTGCGCGCCAGGCGCTGAGCCAGGGCGTTGGGCTGGCTGTCGGCGCCGAGGTACCGGCTCGGCCAGGTCGCAGCCAGGCCGCGGGCGCTGTAGTTGAGGTTCTCCACCAGGCGGGTCAACTGGCCGCTTTCATGGCCGATCTGGGCCAGAAACGCGGCGACTCGCACAGGCGACGTGATACCGAAGCGCGTCATCCCGCGGTTCAGCGCACCAACAAAAACGCCGGCGCGAGGGCCGGCGTTCGGGAGGATTTGCAGCAGTTGCTGCTCAGTGATAGGCATGCTGATCTCCAGGCACAAAAAAAAGCCCGCAGAGTGCGGGCTGGTCATAGAGTCTCGGGCTGCATCTCGGGAGGTGCCGGCATCGACAATCGGACATCGATCCAACTGTTGAGCGGGACATCCAGTGGGGCGCCCTTCCCGAGCACCATTTCGCCGTCGTCACTGAGTGTCCAGCGCTGTTTGAAGAGCCGGATGGTGACCGTCCCATCCTCAGCCTGTTCGCTGTCAGTGATACCGAGTGGGCGACCGCCGTCGGGAGACGCAGGGTCGATCACGCACCAGCCCTCTTTCGCTAGCCCCAGGCTACCAGAGACCTTGTAGACGCCAACGGCGAGCCGTTGAACAGTAACGCCGCGGGCCTCTGCGTTGGCTACACCCCAAGCCCCCGCAGGCTCGAAGTCCAGTTCGTTGAGGTCCGGTCTCAAGCTCCCATCAACGTTGGCGATACGCACGACCGGCGATGCAGCACGAAGCGTCCCGTCGGTTGCTCTCGTCGTGTTTATAGTCGTGTAGAACTCGAAAATAGGGGCAGACGAGAATTTCCCGCACCGACCTTTGACCGTAGATGCCGGCACCTGGCCGAAAAACATCTGCGCTCCTCGCAAGTCGGATCCGTCGTAGCCGATCGTCAACACAGATCCGTTGCTAATGCCAGTTGCCACGGAGTCAACAGTTGTCGAATCGAATATCTCGACGCTTGTCGCATAACGATGAATCGATGGTGCTCGGTCAGGACGCTCAGAACCAATCCCGAATGCGCCGACCGGCATGGCGTTTCCAAGCATTGTACCGATATCGGCCTGGGCGGCGCTGCGCAACTCGAGCGAGTTCCTCGCCTGGGCCGGCGTCGGTGCCGTTGCCCACGGCTGAATGCCGGCCAGCGTCCCTCCCCACTGGTTCGCTATCAGGTTGAATCGATCGCTCAGCTCCTTGTCGTAACCCAGGATTGGCGCCACCGCATAGGGCTGGCCGCTAGCCGTGCTGCCCCGGTAGTTGGGCTTTATCGACATGACCGTCGAACTGGCGACGTTGCTCACTTCGTAGAGGCGCCCGTCAGGGGCAATAAAGGCGTCGCCTACCCGGACATTAGAAGAAAACTGAGTTCCGGTGCCGGTGACGGTCGGGCTATTTTCTGTCACCGCGACGGTGCCGGTTGAATACCATGCCATTTAAGCCTCCATCAAATTACGCGACAACAATGAGTGGCCAGTTGAACTTAAATCCGATCTCATCCGGAACTAACGAGGAGACGAAAATCATGGCCCGGGAATTGTACAGGAACCCTATACGAGGGGGTTCCAGAGTATAGATATGCTTTAGATTAAAATGACTCACCAGAAAATAGGTGGACAACCCATATGGATATGGAAGTGCCCATGTTTGCATGTGCATACCTCCGGGCCAATTAGGGTTATGGGCGTATAACTCCCACTCCTGCGCCCCTCCAACAAACCGCACAATCTCGCGATTACTGTCGAACATGACACGCGACTGAGCATCGAATACATGCATGCCCCACCCTCCTATACGGGGTAGCATGACTGCTGCGGCCTTCCACTTTCCTCCATATACCGGCGGGTCGGTATCTTGGAAACTAGACTGGTAAAACGCAAATCCAGACCAAGCCCCAGCCCCTCCCAGATGTCGAAATCTATAAATCTGGTGAGGCCCATTAGGACAGAAGTATACATATGGCTCGTAGGGCGAGTTAATTGGCGCCGAGTAGTTTACAACAATTTCCACCGCCCCTTGAACGCCATACACCCCACCTTCAACAATATGCATGCAGGGGTTTGAGTCATCGATAATTGTTTGCCCATTGTTCCCTCGAACAAGGATACCGTAGCTCATGAGAACATTACCGCATGTAGGACATAGGTAACATTTGGAGATCCGTCTCGCAAAAACGTAATTACATTTCCAGATAGTCTATAGGAAGGGACTTTTCCAAATGGGTAGCCGCTTGAGATTAAGAAAACTACACCACGAGCGGGATCAAAGCCGGGAATACTCACTGCCATTCCTCCTGTGATCGCTCCAATCGATTGTCGATATACAGTCCGCGCCGACTGGCCGGTGAGGTCCATCACGATCCCTCCGGCTGCGTTTCGAATTCGGATGCCATAGCTCATGCGTCGAGATTCCCGATCTGTACCCGTAACACCAGGTTCGCGTCGTAGACTTTAACGGCCTCCGCTGTCTGCCTCATGAAGCCTCCGGACGTTGCGCTGTTCATCGTCAAACTCCCTGCTTTATCAAGCTTCCACAGCGGCTCGCCGTTGGCACCGAGTGCGGTCGACTGAATCACGTTGCCGATCTTCGCGTTCGTAATCGAACCGTCCTGAATCATCGCGTTGTTGATGAACATCTGGCCTCCGACGATCGAGACCGGCGCCACGGTCTGCCCGCTGGAACTGTTGAACCAGAGGAACCGATCAGCCTGGAACGCCATGGTCGTCACGCTCGTACCGCTGTCGAACCCAAGCTGGAACCCGGTGGCGTACTGCTGCCCATTGGCATGGGCCTGGAGCTTCACGCTGTACATCGCCTTCACGCCCTGATCCAGTGACGCTACAACGCTCTGCGTGGTCTGAATCGCGGCCCCGTTGGCGCTCGTTTGCGCCTGGACGGTCTCTACACGCTTCGCCTGCGCCTCGATCTCATTCGCGCGCACGATGACCTCGGTGGCTGCTCGAGCAATGGTGTCCCACCCCTTCAGTGCATCCGCTTTCTCTCCGGTAGCCGGCTCCCGGCGCGCGGCTGCTTGCAGCACGTCCAGGCTGGAGGCACTGGACTGAACAACACCGTCGAGCTCTTCAATCGCGGCCGCATTCTCAGTCACGCGTAACGCAAGGGCATCGACCGATTCGACGAGCTCGCCCACATCAGCCCAGTAAACGGGGTTCGGCGGCGGATTGCCCGCGGGAACGTCCTGGAGGGCTTGATAGAACCTGCCGTTCAATCGAACGATCTGGCCCTTCTGGTATACCGTGCCGGCGTCGTAGTACTGCTCCATCAACTGGTCGACGTTACCGCCGATTTGCTCGATGTTTTCGAAGAACTGCTCGCCGAGGGCGGACTCGACGTACTCCTTGGTGATCAGTTCGTTGTACTCGCTCGCATCCGTCGAGCTTATGCCGTCGACCCAGGCCGACCAGGGGCCGACGTTGCCGGTCCTGTCGATCAGCCGCCCGCGGAAGGCCAGGCGAGCGCCGGCCGCCAGCGAGGTCAGCGTGTGGGTGTCGGTCGGGTAGGCGAACAAGCCCAGGGCAGTTGCGTTCTGCTCGCTGCCGCCCGGGGTAACCGACTGTTGGATCTCGGTGTAGGCGGTGTCCGCCGCGCCACTGGCCGGGAATCCCCACTCCAGGCCGATCTTCCACGGTCCGCTGGTGGTACGCAGGAACGCCAGCGCCGGCGGCGCACCGGTCTTGCCGGTGATGTTGGTCAACACCGAGTTCGCTGGGATCGACGACACGTTCATGGAGTTCACAGCCCGCACGCGCGCAAGGTACTGGCCGGTGTATACCCCACGTACTTCCACCATCAGCTCCCCCGTACGCGGAACCCTGACCCACTCGCGCGAGCCCCAGCGCCACTCTACGTCGTACGCTACCGCGTCCGGTGCCGCGTCCCAGGCGATGGTCATGATCGTGACCGCCAGGCCTTGCTCGACCGCGATGTGCTGCGAGATCAATACGCGTGCAGGTGGATCCTGCACCCCGGACGGGAGGACGCTGATCGGCCGAGAATCGATGATCGCCCCGTGATCGATCGCATCAAACTTGCCGGGCTCGTGCTGGATAACCTCAAGCTGGAATTGCTCCCAACTTGGTCTGGTCACGTTCTTGACGTAGAACTGCATCAGGGCCAGGTCGTCGTAGTCGATCGCCCAACCGCTCTCGGGGGAAGGCTCTTCACTGAAGTCGGCCACCACCGTTATGACGCGTCCGTCATGACCTTGAATCGCCCTGGCTTCCGAGCGCCCACTGGGCAGGTTGACTCGCAGCCGCGCGCCGACCGGGATATCCACATCTCGGTCTACGGTGATTGCTCGTCCAGATACCGCCGAGATCCTGCCGCCATTCGCACGACCGGCAAGCATGGGGTCTGCCAGAGCCACCACCTGTCCAGGCCGCGGGATGAATCCATCCAGGCCAACCTTCCAGACGGCCCCACGAGTCTGCAACTGCTCAGTCATAAGCGCCCACTGCCCCGCCCGCTGCGCCTGACCCTGGCTGGTGCAGCCGAGAGCCCCGACCGATACCTCCCTGACGATCCCGCCAAGCTCGATAATCGCATCCTCGTCGAAGACCGGCTCTTTGTCTGTCTCGAACGCATTGGCCGGGTTGTCCCAAGAGACCATCGCCAGCGAATGGCGGTCTCGCGTCCGCGTCCCCGAATACGCAACCACGCCATCGTTCAGAATCTGCGAAGTGGAGTAGGTGTAAACCGGGTCCTGAGGCATGTCGGCGTTGACAGTGATCTGGCTACCATCCCAGAACGCCAACCCATGAAAGATTGCGGCGAGGTCCTGAAGAACGGCATACGCCTCCTCTTGCTTCTGAAGATAGAGGTTGCAAGTGAACCGAGGCTCTTGACCGCCTTTCCCGTCTGGCACCAACTGGTCGCAGTACTGCGCAATGCGATAGAGGGCCCAACGGTTGACCATGCTCTGGTCGATGCGCTCACCCAGACCGTAATAGGGGTTCAACACCAGGTCATAGAAGACCCAGGCCGGATTGTTGGAATAAGCCTCCTTGAAGGTGCCGTCCCAAACGCCATTCGTGGTACCGGGGCCGCCGGTAAAATAGGTCCGAGTCTCAGGGTCATAGTTCATCGGAACCCGCACGATCCGCCCGCGCATGAGCGCAGAGAACTTCGGAAAGTCGCCCCCGAACTGCTGGGCGTCATACTCCACGCAGCCAACGGCGGTGAGCGGAAACTCCTGGTTGCTGTCGACAACTTCAGCTATCGCAGTCAGCATCATGGTGTCCTGGACCAGAGAGCTGTTCGCCTCAGGCGTGATCCGCCGCACGCGAACCGCCCAGTGCCCTCCTGCCGGCAGGTTGATCCGATGAGAACGGTAGTAAGTCGTAACGTTCTTCCGGTCGACAAACGTGCTGAGTACGGTCTGGTAAGGAGCGCCATCCGTGGCGACATCGATCGCGTACTCAATGCGCACCCCATTGATGTTCCCGGACGAATCCTGCGCCTGCAGGTTGGGCCAGGACAGGCGCACGCGTACCGCATCCGCCGTGGCGTTCGTGACGGTGTAGATGTAGGGCTGCGTGCTGAGCAAGGTCTGGCCCACCGCAATCTCGTTGCTGGACTCCGCTACACCTTCCAGTCGCTCCTGATTTAACTCGCCCGGTCGAAACTGCCACTTCACGTCGGGATAGTTCAGCGTGCCGTCTTCTGCCTGGATCGGAGTACCGTCAAGCTTGATCGACTTGAGTCCATTGACTGGGCCAACAATCGGACCCCAGCTCAGGAGATACACGATCCGAGCAGTGGACAGCGATGCGACGCCGTTCTGGGCGATGTGCGGCTGCTTCGGCTTGGAACTGCCCCCCTTGCTTCCACGCAAAGGCTGATGGCGCTTCTCGGTCACAACAGACATTTTCGATCTCCAGAAACAAGAAACCCCGCCGAGGCGGGGTCTGGCAGCAGTCGTGCTAGAGCTGGTCTTCCGTGTAAACCCCGCCCGACTCGACGGCGCCGCCGATCTCTCGCTCGCCGTAAAGCACTGGGTATGGGTTGCCCTGAGCAATAGTGGTCATGGCGCCACCGAATCCATAGCTCGGGTTATTCCCATCCTCGTTCTTCGCGGCGGAAGCCTGAGTTGACGGGGCCAGCATCTGGGCAACGCCACCAAGCGCCAGGCCAGCGCCGCCAGCCATCATTGCAACGCCTATTGCCGAGGTGGTACCGAACGTGAAATAGCCCGCAACGACCAACGCCGCCCCCAGGACCGTCTGAAAAATCCCGGAACTCTTGCTGCCTTGGATGACTGGCACGATGCGGATGACCGACTCGCCGGCTCCGGCCAGGTTAAGCTCCTCTTCGCGAAGATTTCGCCGCCCTACGAAAACCGCGAACCGCATCCCGCGCTCTTCTGCGGTTCGCATGAATTTCTCGAAACCATCTACCATGCTGGCCAGGGCAATGGCGGCCTCTCGCGGCCCTGATACATCGAGCACATACTCACGGCCAAATTCACGGCGCAACGCGCCATACAGTCGCACGGTCTTCATTGGGGGAAGTCCTTGTGGCGAAGGATCAGCCGGACCCTGTTGGCCATGGACCAGCCGTAGATTTCGCGTGTGGCCGCGCGACCCGCCATGTGGTGATAGATGAACGGACCCGAGCCGCCCAGCGCTGGAGCCTCTTCACTTCGCAAGCAAGGATCGGTACCGAGATAGATCGCGGCATGGTTCGGGTGATAACAAGGCCTCCCTGGAGTGGGCACCTGAAACACCAGCATGTCGCCGCGGCGCAGGTCTTCAACGCGATAGAAACCCGCACTCTCGTAATTGTCCTCGTACAGGCTCGATCCGTCCTTGACCTCCCACCAAAGGTCCTTGCGCTCGAAGTTCGGCAGCGTCACCCCAGCTTCTCGCTCGTACCAATCCCGGCAGGCGCCCCAACAGTCGAGCAAGCCGTGGGAAAACTCTCGGCCAAGCAACGGGGCACGATAACCTGATGGTTTGAACCAGGTCATTTCCCCACCCGGCAGCCCGATGATTCCCCACGGCAATCCGTGAAGCTCACAACTGACCCGGTCGGCCATGCTCGGGATCGGAGCCTTGTCAGGATGGCTATGGATGACGGCAATTACTTCGCCGCGGTCCTCTGCTGCTGCGTAGTCCCGGTGATCCATGACGAAGTTTTCGCGATCACTGACCGCCAGGTTGCCACAAGGCGCGTATTCTCGGCCGCTATCGGTCTTGAGCAATACGCCACACGCCTCGCTCGGGTAGACGGTTTCGGCGTGCGCCAGGATCTGACACTGCAGCTTTTGACTGATGCGCATGCTTACCTCGACGAAACGATCAAACTTGCCCCCAAGGAACCGCCGAAGCGGTTGGTGTTGCCGCGCAGCTTGCAACTGCTCCAGCGGCCGCCACACCGATCGAGAGCCGGGTTATCGGTAGGCTCATCCTTCTTCGTGAAGAGGGCAGCGCCGGTATAGGCGCAAGCCTCTCCTCGATACTGACCTCGGCACGCCCACCGGCAAAGCTTGGTGATCTGCTGGGCCGGTAGCATCTGCCCCTCCATGTCGATAGGGCTGCTGAGCGCGAAGGTGACCTGCTCCCGGGTTTCCTCGGTCTTCTGCTCGATGAACCAGATCCCCATCCGAGCCTCGTCGGCTGCATCGGGGTTGCCATCAGGGAAGTTCGCGGCATCCAGATAGTGCCTCCACGTCTCGATCACCCGCACCCTGGCGCCACAGAGGTCTCGCAACTGAAGGCAGATGGCCGATATCGCTCCTCGTATGCCGGCGAGTTCGTTTGCCAGTTGGAGGGTCGGCGACGCGGGTCGACCATCGCCGCGGATATCAAAGCCTTTTGCGGTGATTTGGATCGGCTCGTACACATTGCCCTGCCAGATGATTTCCCCTTCTTGGGCGTGGCCATGGAATCGCCAGAGATTTCCGCCAAGGCGCGTCGCATCCACCTCAAACAGCCGGATCAGGTTCCCCGGCTCAAGCTTCTGCACATCAGCATTGAAGGCCATGCGTTCTCCAGATATGAAAAAGCCCGCGCGAGGCGGGCTGGAAGGTTGTACAGCGTGGATGAAATGCCAGTGGCAACCGCCCTACCGGGGTAGTAGCGTCGTGCCTTCATGCAAGGGTTTCCCGACCCTGAGCGTGCCGGCCCAGGGATCGGGAGGCGCCAATGTCGGCGCGGTTAAAGACCTAGGAGGTCAATGTGTCTAAAGTACAAGTATCTTCAACTGAAGCCGGGATAATTGCCGCCATCGGCGCTCTTTCTCTGTATCTTCGCTCACGGCCAGAGCATGACGAGACTGCTCTACAGAAGTATGTAAACTTCTTCAAGAACACTCGCCAGCCAGCAGCTGACGCTCAGGCGTTCAATCTAGCTCTTGATGCTCTCGGCGGAGACCTTAGCAATGTAGAGAAAGCAATCCAGGAGGGCGTCGGAGCTACTCGCTAGCTAACTTGCGCATTGTCGAAGATAACCGTCCCGACAATGCGCACCATTCCATCCCGCCCCAGCTCAAATACTATCTGCATATCCTACTCCCGCGGCATAGCCGCTCATGGTTGGTTGTTACGGGTAGAAGACCTGAACGAACGTGAAGCTCAGTTCGTACAGCCCTCCACCCAACGGCCTCAGCTTGTATCCATTGCACCGGTATCGACCCTGTACGCCGCCAGGGGGCGTCCACAGGAACGACCTATACCCCTCGTGCCGGTCCAGGAAGGCGCGGGCGCCCAGGAGATCATCACCAGCCTCCAGGCGCCCGATGATCGTCATTCCATCCCAGGTCTCGGATCTGGTGTTGATCCCCGTTCCGCCGGACTGAACGTATCCATCCCCGAAGTCGTTCTGCCAGGTGCGCTGGGCAATCTCGCCGGTAGCTCCAAGGCGGGTACAGTAAGAAAAGGTCTCAGCCACTTATCGCCTCCAAAGCAGACCGTTCTGCCCCAACTCTTCCCGAATGACGCTCCGGACCTCCTCCCGCAAGGCCAGCCCGGCAGCCTCTCCCTGCATTCGAGCTTCCTCTTGGCTCATGCCGGGCTGGGCATTAACCGTGACCGGAGCGTTGATAGTGATCGACGGCGCCTGTCCAGCCCCAGCACTCGCGCCGCCTTCCCTGCTGAGGAAAGCAGTCAGGTCCCTGTTTTGATTCGGACTGAGCACCCGCTCACCAGCATCAAGCAGCCAGGTACTCTCCTTCGGGATGTTGTCGATGCCGCCGTGCGCGATGCCCGCGAAGGCCGCCGAAGAAACTCCAGCAACCATTGGCGCGGTAGCTGCGGCGGCAGCCGCAGCAGCACCAGCAGCCAGGCCAGGGCCAACAATCGGGATGGCAGCCGTCGAGGCAAAAGCTGCTAGCTGTGCCTGGAACGCCGTTGCCTGAGCATTGGCGACCAGCCCGATTGCCGCAGTCGATTGAGCCGTCTTCCCTACGACCAACTGCACCGCCTGGTAGACAAGCCACTGGGCGGCCATGTCAGCCAGGGCCTTGATGACCGACTTAGCCAGGTCCGCAGCCATGTCACCGAACGCATCTCCGAGGCTCTTGGTCCGCGTGACGATATCGGTGATTGCATCGCCCAAGCCGTTGGTAGCATCGCCAAGTGCGCCAGACACGAAGTCAGAGGCCTGCTTCGAGTAATTCTGTGCATCCTCCACGTAGGTTTCCCATGCGGAGCGGGCTCCAGACACCCAGTCCCCCTGGGCCTCAAGTCGAGCATCGTAGTTTGCCTGCAACTGCTCCAGCATTTGCTCATGGTGTTTCTGCTGAGCCTGAAGTTCCTGCTGGTACTCGTCGTCGCTCATCCCGACCGATCTGTCTGCGTAGCGGTCGGCAAGATCCCTGCGGGCCTTGGCGTAACGGTCATTCTCCTCGTTCAGCTTGTCGAACAGCCCCCTCTGGCTATCGCTCATCCCCATCCCGAGGATTTCGCGTTGCCCTTCGAGCTTGAGATTGCCCAAGCTCTCGTCCATCGCGGACTTGATCTCTCTGAGCCGCTTCACGAACGGATTAGCCGCGTCCACTGCGGAGTTGAACGACTTGGCCGCCCAGTCGATTCCCTTCGCATACTCCTGGCTCGTGATCTTTCCCCTGTCCTTCAGGATGTTGAGGGCTTCGATGTTCTTCCTGTACTCGTCCGTCGCAGTCGCGGTAGGGTCTATCTCCTTCTTGAGGTCCCGATACCGCTCCTCAGCCTGCTTCAGCCCCTTCGCAGAGTCCTTCAACAGGTCCTTCTGGGACTTGGTCGAGGCATTCGCCTTGTCCACGGCTGCGGCATAGGCCAGGGCGCGCTTTTCATCGTCAGGACTTAGCTTCAGGATGCCAGCGTTGACCTGGGCACGGAGCTTCTCTACCTCGGTCAGTTTGCCGGCGACAACGCTCTGCTTCTGCAAATTATCCAGATAGCTCGCGCCAGCCTTATCCGAAGCGAACCTTGCACCGTCCAGTTCTCGCTGTGTCTTCTGGATGGCAAGGCGCAAGGACTCTGCTTTCTCCTTTGCCTCGTCCAGCGAAGGACCAAACGGAACGTCGGTATTGTCGTCAACGCCCTTCTGGAACCGCTCCTGAAGCGCCTCGGCATCCTTCAATTGATCCTGAAGGCCCGCCAACTGCTGCTTCAACTGCTCATAGCTGAGCCCGGAAAGATCCTCCGGAATCATCGTCCGAGCGGCCTGACGGATGCGGGTGGAGGCGTCTTCGAAAGCATTGGCCGCACGACCAGCATTACTCTCGGCCTTGTCCCCGAAATCGACGAAGGACAAGGCTACCATCCCCAGCGAGATGATCAGCCCCGGCCATCCAGCAGCAATCCTGAGAATCCCCGCGCCTGCTGTTCTCAGGGCATTTAACCCTGCCCCCAAAGCTGTGCTGGCCGCGAACCATCGGCCCATTGCGGCCGTCGAGGCAGTTTGAGTTGCGGTAAGTTGCAAGTTCGCCGCAGAAAGCGCTTCGGTTGCAGACACTCGCTGAGCAAGGGCTGCGGTAACCGCCTGCGAGCCCGCCACGGAGGTGGCCGTCAATTGCGCCTCGGCAGCCTGAAGCTGCTTGATGATGGCCGTTTCGGATAGCCGTAACTCGGCCATTCGAGCGACAGACTGCTGTCGGCCAATCTCTGTGATTTGGGCCTTCAGCCGCTGACCTTCGAGTTCGCGCTCAGCCACAAGCGATGCCTGTACGGCCCGCAAACGAGAGATTTCGGAGGCTTGCCGCTCCCGATCAGCAGCCACCTGTGCACGAGCAGAAGCCACGGCTTGGCGGGCTCGGTCTAACTCAGCAACGGCCTCGGCCTTGACCGCCTGGGCGCGTCGCACCTCTCCGGCCGCAGCAACCGACGCAGCATAGGTCTGCTCCTGGGTCGCCTTGGCGTCTGCGATCTTGGCAGCCGTCGCGCTTACCAGAGCGCCAGCAGTACGTCCGATCGCCAGATACAGCCCAGTATTCAGGACCTGGACGAAGGCCTGTACGCCCGTAGAGTCAAGCGACTTCGACAGGGAAACCATGGCTTCCGTAAAAGCCTTGGACACCCCGAGAGTGCTATCTAGGCTGCCGATCGCTTTGGTCGCGCTGTTCTCCAACACTTGAAACGCGCCAGCGATAGTGGTCTGGGCGCGCGCAAACTGGTCATCAATAGCGCGTGTTTGAGACAGGATCGCCTCGAAGACCTGCTTGGAAGTCAGCTTGCCCTGTTCGCCAAGCTTTCGAAGGTCTCCAACCGCAACCCCGAGACCGTTTGCGACGGCTTGGGCCAGGCCTGGAGCCTGCTCAAGTACCGAGTTCAACTCCTGTCCTCGGAGCACGCCAGAGGCAAAGGCCTGTCCGAGTTGCACCAGCGCACCTTCCGCAGCGGCAGCGGAAACACCACTGGCCGACATGGCCTTGCTGATGTTCTGGGTCACCTGGACAACTTGCTGTTGATTTACCCCGAGGTCGCCAGTTGAAGCGGCAATCCTCTGGTACAGCTCCGCAGTGCCCTCCAAAGATGACCGCGCATTCTGAGCGACGGAATACACTGCATCCATCGACTGACTGAACTGAGCCTGACTTTCGCTGACCTGCTTGATGCGGTTCTCAATAGAGACCCAGGCTTGCGAATATCCAACAAGTTCTCGGGCGCTCAGATAAGCAGCCGCCGCAACACCAATAGACTTGATAGCGCTAACTGCCGTCGAACTCGCCCGCTGCGTGCTTTGCTCGATCCGCCCCATACTGCGCGCAGTATCCTGGGCTGCACGATTCATGTTCTGCTGAAATCCCCCAATGCGCGCAATGAGGTCGAGCGTCAGCACACCAAGGGAGCGAGAGGCCATTTAGCTTTTCTCCGGACAATAAAAAACCGCCCGAAGGCGGCTTGCATAGGGATTTTCTACTTCTTCAGATAATCATCCCCATTGAATATGATTTTCGGCCAATTTTAGTTTGGCCGATGCCAGTACAGACATGCCCATATCTCATATCTCAGACCGACAATGTCGGCATAGCTTAGCCTCCTCTCTGACGGCTTCCGCGCAATATGGGCATTTCTTAAAACCATTCGATATACCGACATCCACTGCGGCCTGACGAGACGAGCGTTCAGACGCTTGCTTATCTTCCCCTAGAATAAATATAAGAGGTATGGCGATTATCGGAGCGAAGAAACCAAAGACAAACCATAGGGCTATACTTCTTCTGCGAGATGCTGCCAGATACGCAGAGATTGACGCCAACCAAACCCCGAAAAACAAAATAGAAACCCAATTATTATAAACTTCCTCAAACATATCTTACCTGCCGATTAAATCAGAAACTAAAACAGCTTACCGACCAAATCTTGCAGGGGATGGAGAGGAACCTGCCCTGCTATACCCTGTAACCTTTCCATCTGGACCAAGAATTACCGAAAGCCCCTGGGTTTCTGTGCCAGCCCCCATAAACCCAACATAGGCATACCCCCAGGTAAGTACACGGCTCCCATCTGAATTGTATTGTTCCGCCATGGGCTTGCCAAAAATCGAAATCAACTGATCCTGAGTTGTTTGTCCCTGCACAATTCTATCCACCTGCTCCTGCGTAATCTCTTTTCCACTAGAGGCGCATCCACTTAAAACAGCAGTTAGAACTATTGAAGCAACCAATATATTACGCATTAACAACCCTCCCGGTGGTGATCGCCCGGAATCTAGCACGGAGCCAGCATCCTCGCCAACCGGAGCGCCAGCACAGGAACCCGGCATCCTTGCCAGGTCAAACCCATGCGGCCATGGCTTGCTCGAGCGAGATACCCACCGGCTCTACCGGCCCCCGAACATGGGGGCGGAAGTCGTCGGGTTCGCACTTCACACCCCCTACCTTGGCCTGAATCGCGGCTAACTGAGCCAGCACCCACTCCAGGCGATAGCTCCCGTTGAGGGAGCCACGCTTTTTCAGGTAGGCAACCCACGCCCTGTACTCATCGTAGTCGATGCGCTCCTTCGCCTCGCGAATGGTGCAACCGCCGATGCCGTTCAGCACGAGTTCATGCCAAACCTCATCGGCGGGCGTCAGTTTTTTTCGTCACCCGGCGCCGTGCCATTTACCTCCGCGACAGCCTGCAAGAGCAGGAAGCCCAACGCAGGGTCGAGGTTGAACGCAGTTTCGTAGGGAATCTCTTCCTCGCCACCCTCGCCCAGTCTGACGCTCTCAGCCAGGTAACGCGCATTCTGGCTCTTCTTGTCGTCGTCTTGGGCGAACAGGCGTTCCATGGCACCGAAACTGCTGCGTTTGATGAACACGTCGAAGGTGTCCGTGACCGCCTTTTTCTTGCCCGGCGGAGTGTGCGTCCAGGTGATGCTTTTCTTCACCAGTCCATCGCCAAGGACCGCGCCAGCGGCCACCAGATCGGCTAGTTTCATATCTGCTCCTTACGCGGTTTTCGTAATCCACTGCCCTGCGCCAGAGCGCTGGATCGTGGCCTGGGTGGCGACCAGGGTGTTGGCTGCAAAATCGAACGGGAAGTCGCTGACGTAACCACGGAAAACGAACCATGTACGCGTCGGCGGAAGATCAAAGTCCCAGTCGCCAGTGCTGTCTTGATCTGCGGACGGGCTTACACCGACACCATCTGACCAGCCGACAGCAAAGACAATATCCTGGTCACTGTCATCCTCTGAGAGCTGAAAAAGCCGAACATGGCTCGCATTCCGCGGATCTGCGTTCAGTCCGAGAGTGGCCTGACCAGGGGTGCGCATGCCCTTCTTGTATTTGCGCGAGGTTTCACTCAGGCAAGGATCCTCGATCTGGTCTGCCGGGTTACCGCCAGGGTTAAACGAGGTTGCGCACTCGATCTCCATCACCGTAAAAGGACCAGATCCAGAGGGGGGCGGAACAAGGGCATAGACCTGAGTTCCTTGGGTAAGCATCGACATAGCGTCTTCTCCTGTAGCAAGCAATAAAAACCCGCGCGGTGGCGGGCTGATCGGTTTAGGTGTCTATCGCTGGACTATCCAGTCGATGTCAAAGCTAACTCGGTAGGTCTTGGTTTCAGGGTCAACAGACTCTCCTCCCCAGCGGACTACATAAGCTGAAAGCTCAATTGCGTCCCTGATGGCCTTTGCTGCATCTCTGGCTTCCGCAGCGGTGGTTGAGAAAATGTCCACCTGGATGGTGAACCCATCGGCGTCAGGGCGGCCCCACAGGTAGTTCTCCGGCGACCCCGATATGGTCTGCCATGTTGCATACGGTTTGACGACGAGTTGGGGGGCCAGGCCAAACTGGTACATCCTCAGCGGGGACGCGCCAAGGATCGCAGTAACAGCGGGGCTACTTGAGCAGACCTTAAAGATTGGCGGATGCATCACCTTCCCCTTAGAGCCTTGTCTATTTCGCCATCAAGCTCGGATATGAATTTTTCAGTAACGGGCTCAATGTTTTGAGACAGAGCAGGCCGCATGAAAGGCTTGGCCGGCGAGTACTTGGTGCCTAACTCCAAGTAGCGCCAGTGTCTGGTGTCGCCACCAGGATTTCCGCTTGCATCCTTGCTGTACTGGTTTCGACCAGCACCACCGCGCACTCCAACCTTCATCACCACTCCCCCCTCACGCCGCCCCTGCTTGGCGGACTCTTGAGTGATGATGTTCTTCCAGATTTTCTCTGGTGTTTCGGGATCATCGACAAGTCGCGCCCTTTCTCGTGCGGCATCTCTGACAATGTTCATCGCCCTGCGGGCTGCTTTTCTCAGGCCGTTCTTTTGAAGTCGCGGGCCAAGAGTTCTGAGTTTCTCGAGCACGCCTTCAAGCCCGGTGATGTTAAACTCAACGCCGTCAGCCATGGACCCTCCGGAACGCAAAGCTGGTGATGCCTTCTCGGCCAAGGTCGGATTCCGCCTGGTTCATCTCCACCAGTTCGAAGCCATGCCGCTCGCACCAGGCAACCAGGCCCGGAAGGCTCCAATACCAGCAATGCTCACCCGGCTTGTAATGCTTGGAGGCCAGGCAGTCAGCCTGATCCTTATAAATCGGCATCGACACGAACAGCCACTCGCCAACGTGGCCCAGCAGTTTCTCCGGCTCCGGGATGTGCTCCAGGCTGTCCCAGCAGGTCACAGCTTCTGCGTGGTGCTGGTACGGATCGTAATAGCGCTCCTGCGCCCTCAGCCAAGCCACCGCTTCCGGATTCACGTCAAAGCCCATCGCGCCGGACTCTGTGACGAAACGGCCTCCGCCGATACCGATATCTACCACCTGTCCGGCAAAGTGACGGCGCACCAGATCGATGCGGCACTGAGTCAGCGCAGCGCCCATCGGGGTAGCGTCAAGCAGCTGGTACTTCTCGAAATACGGCCCGCTATAGTCCATCGGAGGACGCGGGTGGAAGCCCATGCCAAGCTCTTCAGACCAGAGCAGGCAGTCGGTCAGCCCAGGCGGCAAAGCGTTGGTCATGATCGGTGATCCTTTTGTCGCAGTTGTGCTGTTTCATGGTGCAGCGGCAGAACCTGTCGGGAACCGCGAAGGTGATGCGGGACAGGTCCATGCATTTGTCGGTGATGTGTTCAGGCGAGTTGTAGCCGCCCTGACCGCCGCAGATGATCCAGGCCGGAACCTTGGCGGCGATGCTGGCCGGAACAATCCAGCCGATGCCGCCAATCACGGCATCTGCGTGCTGGAGCAGCGCCAGCAGTTGTTCAACCGGCAGTTCGCCCTTGTGGAACTGGATGTCTGCCGGCGGGAGTGGATCAAGCGCCCATTCCTTGCCCGGCTCCAGGTCTGCCACGGAAACCACTTTCCAGCCCCTGCGGCGCATCTCTGAGGCAGCGCTGGCGATGTACTCGGGCAGTGGGTTGCGCGTGTCTGCGCGCCACTCAGCGCGAACCGTGGCTGGGCGAACCAGCACATAGCGCCCATCGACTGGCGGAGGACCAAAGTCCGGCAGGTCGAACTCGCCGGGTTCGCAACGGAACGCCTTGCGCAGCCCCTGAATGATCGGGTCTCGGCCGTAGGCGATGCGCATTTGGCCGCCGCCGACAGGGCGGTGCCAGTCGTGCTCGCGCTGGATGTTCTTGGCCTGGGTTCTCAACTGCGTCGCCGGGCGAACGCACTTCACGTCGAGGTCGAGGTAAAGCTCTGGCCAGGGTGTTTCGAGGAATGCGCCTGGGTACTTCCTCAGGAATGCCCTGGAATAGATCGAGTCGCCGAGGCCGAGCATTCCACGGATCAGCATGGATCAGTCAGCCAGTCTGCTACGCAGTTCGTAGCCCATCAGTGGCCAGATTTTGGAGACGGCATTCTGCCGGGAGATTTTCCGGCCGATCTCCGCGTCGAAGTTCGCCGGGCTCGCACAGGCCGACTCGCCGGTGACGGTGAAGCCGTTCTTCAGTACCAGTACGCAGAAGGTCAGCAATCCCAGCTCGGCGTGGTATCCCGTCAAACGCGTCAGCTCATCCTGCTGGTTGAAAGCGGTCTTCACCCCATCCTCGGCAGTGAAGAAGTATTCACCCACGATGTTCGCCTCAACGTCAGCAGGCGTGATGCGGGGAGCGGTCAGGCCCTTGGCCTGGATTTCTTGCTCGATTGCTTGGTCGGTCATTTCATGATCTCCAGAAACGACGAAGCCCGCTCAAGGCGGGCTTTCGTTCGTCGCGATTGGGTTAGGCGGCGTCGAGGCCGAAGGTCAATTGAAGCTGGTTGATGTACTCCAGCAATTCCTCCCCAGGGCTGAACCATTCGCCATGCTCGCGCAAACCAGTAAACCGCGCGTGTAGCTCTCGCTCCGCACCGAAGGATCCTGGTACAGAGGCTATAAGTTCGAGGCGTTCGCCAGCTCCAGTTTCAAGCTGATGTAGGCGATCCTCGACATTCATACTCGAACCGATCTTGATCGATCCACGACTGTTCCGAATGAAGTAAACCATGCGGCGCTTCACCTTCCCGTCACCGTCGATCATCAATTCGTTTTCCCCTACGCCAGATAGCTCCAAAGCGTAGCGACACAAGCCCGCGACGCGCGAGTCTTCGCCAGAGGCTTTGATGCAAAGATCGATCTCGTTGATCGCTTCGAGGACTGCCATCTCATCGAATAGGCCGACAGTTCGGACGAGGCTGCATTTCAGGAAGACAGCGGCTATCCGATCTATTAGGTACTCATAGGCATCGGTCGCCTTCAAAGCAGCGTCCAGCCCATCAGCCAATCTCTTAATCTCGAAAACATTACTGTCGCGCATCTGTCGTTACCTCGCTCATCAGGCGAATAGAAACGCAGCGGGGCGGACGGATGAGCGACATCCGCCGTTCGGCTGTACGGGCCTAGCTGCGTGTTGAGCGCCCTTTCGGGCCAAATAGTTACCGACCGTCCGTCAATCCATCAGAACAGCGCAGTCTCCATTCACGGCGAGCGGTGACATCGGTCTCTGCGCTGGTGATGTTGTAGACCCTGCCATCCCAGATGACCCGCCAGGTGTACAGTTCCAACCGCTCAACGGGGAACCACCGACAGTTGATCCTGGCAGTGGTCTCCGCCTGCGTAGCGTCTGCGGCGATCAACTCGCGCCCCGGTCCAGTCAGAACCTCTGCGGGCAGGTCAGCGTGACCGGAGAACAGAACCGTCTCCCAGGTCGTCGTATCTTCTCCCGTGTCAGGGTCTTGTGTGTGGACCTGCCGCTGAAACTGAATGCGGTGGCGCATACGGTAGGCCAGCATTCAAACCCCCAAGCCGCATCTGTACGGCATCAGCTTCACTTCGGCCGCCTTGCGCAGCGTTGCGATTTCTTCGGGAGCAGCCTGATAGCTGGCCTGAAGCAAAAGAAGCACTCCGATGACCACGCTAGGCGGAATGCCTGGCTCGCTGCTGACTACCTCACTGCTCTCTTCGCAATTGCAAAGGCCATCAAGAGACTGGCGCCACATGAATTGGCAGGCTTCGTCCTCGGCCCCGTCCAGCAGCAATTGGAGCTTGGCGTCATCCGAATCATGGATCACATCAAGGAAGGACTTTGCTGTATCAAGCGGGATCATGCTCATTCAGCACTTCCTCCAGCGGGCGTCGAGCGAAGCAGGTCAGCGCTGTTTCGCGAGTGCAATTGATGATTTCGATTGTCGGGTTGTTGCGCTTCAGGCGCTCGAACTCGGACGGCCACTCCGCGATCTTGCCGGCGCTCCCAAGCCCCTTCGGGTGGTCGCCGTGCCAGTGCGATTGGCCATTGGTTTTCTGCATGTCATAGCCCAGCAGGATGATGCGTTTAGCACCCCTGGCGATGGCCAAGGAAACTGCGCCGCCGCCTGAGTTCCTGTAGTGCTCAATGCGTGCCGTTTTGATGCCGAAGGGATTGGCGCTGAGTGTCAGAAGCTCACCGCAGAAGTTTGCTTTAGCCTCGGCGGCGTATCTCTCCCACCAGACTTTATCCATTGCCCACAGCGCATCAGCCCAGGGAGTCAGTCGGAACGTTGTGTTCGTGCAGATGGCCGCCCTCTGCGGCGAGGAGTTCCGCCACTCTCGGACTCGTTCGCAGTCTTCTGCTGTGAGGCTGGGGCCACTTGCAAGGCAGACAGCGACTCGCCAGCCACAGGCTTTGGGATCTCTGATTCCACAATCTGGCACAAACCTCGGGCCACCAACTGGCGAGCCAGGTGCTCGGATGCGAGGTATGCATCACCACCAGCCTTTCTCACGCGACCGCCGTCTAGGTATGAACGAACCGGCTTGATCATTACGTCAGACATAATCACCTCAAAGAAAGAGGGGCCGGGATACCGGCCCCTTCCAGTCAGCTGGCGGTCAGCGAACCAGTGACAAACGCCTCAGGCCGATAGACCGCGAAGGCCAGTCGCTCTTCAGCGCGGATGGTTACCATGTTGTTCTCGAAGTCCTTGTCGTTCTCGGTGGAGACCAGAACCTCGATATCCATGCGGTCGAAGATCTGGGCGCCGAGCGAGAACGCTCCGGTCAGGAACTCGTCCTGAGTGATGGCCTGGGTTTCCACCACCGGCAGACGCCAGAGGGTCGGAGTGGTGCCGTTCTGCGGGCTGCCGATGATGTAGCGGTTCTCGGCGTCCTTGGTCAGCTCGATCAGCGCCCAGTCGATGGGGTTGAGCACGATACCGCTGGCCGGGAACTCGGCCAGTTGCGCCTGAAGGATCGCCAGGCGGATGCGGTCTATTCGCTGCTCGGCAGTCACCACTACGCCGCTCGGCGGAGCGTAGGCCTGTGCCTGCGGAATGATGCCGTGCAGATTGGCACCGGTTCCGTTTCCGTATAGCAGTTGACCTTCTTCGACCAACATCAGGCCGTAGCGAGCGCGCGCATCGATGTAGCTCTGCAAGGCCGATGCGTCGTCCAGGATCTGGCGACTTGCCTTGAACAAGTGGGCGATGGTGCGAACCGGCGCGTTTTCCAGCTCGAAGGTCAGGTCCGAGTACGGCTTCTGGGTGCCTTCCGAAACAGGAGCGGCATTGTTAACGAAGCCGGTCTCGCGAACGTACTCGACGGAGTTCGATTCAGTGGTGCCCGGCGCAACCAGGTCGCGGATGGTCAGCCGACGCTGCGGAGCTGTAACGACACCAGGGCGACGATCAGGAGCAACCAGGGCACCGCCAGAGCTGTCGATGGAGGTGATGGCCGAGCGCGGCATGGATACGCGATGCGAACCGCGCAGGGAGCTGGTAACACCCTGTTCTTTCAGGCTCTCTGCGACCATTTGGCCGGCGGTCTTCGGTGCTTCCTCGCCGCCGTCACGCTTCTCGTTGGCCAGCATGGCTTGTTCTGCGGCGCTCAGCCGTGCTTGCAGTTCGCCCTGAGCGGTCAGCAGTTCGTCGACCTTGGCGCGGGTTTCCTTGTTCATCTCGCCGAAGTTGGCGATTTGGGTGTTGACCTGTTCGGCCTGGGCCTTGATCTGATCGCCGACCTGCTTGAGGCTGGTGTTCAGTTCGCCGATTTGTTTCTCGAAGTCGCTCATTGCGATTCTCCTTGGAGGAATTTAGTGATGTCTTGTGCTGCCCGTAGTGCAGCGGAGAGGTCAGGAGCGACAGCGCCAGGCATATCGGTCGGGGTGTCACCACCCCCGCCAGCAGCGCCAAGCATGCTGGTCTTGAAGTCGTTGATGAGTTCATTGCGCTGACTTCGCGGCATGCCGCTGCGAGCCAGAGCGGCATCCATCCGGCGCTTGGCCAAGATGGCTTCACTGCGATTGCTCGGCGCACTGGATATCTCGTCGGACTCCAGGAAGGCATCTGCCCACCCCTTGTCGACGGCTTCGCGCCCGCCTATCCAGGTTTCGGCGTCCATCTGCTTCACGATGTCGTCGATATCGATGCCGGTGCGCTGCGCGTAAATGTCAGCCAGCGTCATGTCGAATGGCTCCAGCCAGTCGGCGATCTCGCGCAAGTCGTTCCGATTGCCCATGGCGATCAGCCAGGCGTTGTGGATCATCAGGAAGGCGGCGCGGCCAATGCGGATTTCATCCCCTGCCATGGCGATAAAGGAGGCGGCAGAGGCAGCCAATCCGATGATGTTCACCGTGACCTTGCCCTTGTGCTCGCGCAGCAGGTTGTAGATGGCCAGCCCCTCGAACACGTCGCCACCCGGGCTGTTGATGTTCACGGTCACATCGACATCGCCGCCGATGGCGCGCAGCGCACCGGCAATGCGTTTCGCGGTTACGCCCTCGCCGGTCCACCAGTCATAACCGATGGGCTCGTAGATGGTGATGGTGGTGTCGGGGTTATCGCCGGCCGCGGCGCGAAGCTCAGGACGCCATGCATCCAGCGCTTTTGGCGCCAGGTCGCACTGGACGCCCGAGCGCGGGCGAGCCTCCGGCGCTGCCGGAAGATTTCGCAGAGTCATGGGTTACTCCTGTGGTTCTGGCTGGCTGAGCCAGTTCATGAGTGCGGCGCGAACCGCCTGGCTCTCATTGGATTGACCGAGTTGGTCGAGGGGGACAAGGTTGGATTGCACAGTCAGGACGTCGCCGCCGGGAAGTTCTGGAAGGTTCTCTTTCCGGCGACCTTCGTTGCGGGTCATGAATCCATTTTGCGCCATGGTGCTGTACCAGGCAGCGCGACCCGCGCTATCAGCTTTCAGGAATCCCTCAAGGGAGAACTCGGCGTAATAGCGAATCCGCTCGGGCGCAGTTAGCAGCCGCTTGTTGACGCACTGCTGAATCTGGTTGGTGATCGAACTGATCGAGAATGTCAGGAACGCGAGCATCTGCTGTTCAAGCCCGGTCCCCCAGTTACTCCCTTTGTCGGTCTGGCCAATCATCCAGGGCGGAACCCCGAACCATCTGCAAATCTCGATCACTCCATGCTCTCGCGTCTCCAGCAACTGAGCATCGACCGGATTGATGCCGATGGTTTCAGGGGTAATCCCCTGCTCCAGAACCGGGGATCTTCCGGAGTTCATCGCGCCCGATACGGACTTCACATACTCCCTGAACTCCTCCCGCTGCGCAGGCTGGAGAATGCGGTCGACCTTGAATGCGACCGTGGGGAGCAGTCCGTTCTTGAATGTGCCGTTGGCGGCATCCTCCGCCGACATGACCGAGCCGAAGACATCGACGCCATACCGGATGGCAGAGAGACCGATTCTGCCATCCAGCGTGAACGCCGGGATGTGCAGCATGTTTGTGCGCTCGATCTCTCTACGGGCACCCTTCTTTGGCGTGTAGAAGTACTTCAGCCGACCGTTGTCATCACACTCCAGGTCGACCCTAGACGGAAGCAGGAAGTCCAGCGCAGCAGGCCTACCGGCAGCACGACGAATCTCCGCGTATGCGTTCCCCCAAAGCAACATCGATGCGACCATGGCTTGCCAGAACTGGAAGGCCGTCATGTCGTCATTGGGGCTGTTGTGAACAACATCGTAGAGCGGGAACGACCGAGCATCGACTCTGCTCCCGTCCGCTTTCCGCTCGTACACTCCAAGCGGCAGCCCAGCGACAGAAGTAGAGATCAAGCGAACGCAAGCCCATACCGCGGACAGCTTCATTGCCTTGTCGACAGTGACCTTCTTCCCGCTCGAGGACTCTCGCCCCAAGAACTGCGACCAGAACGCGCCATCTGTCAGGCGGATGGTCTTATCTCCCCAACCGAACAATGAAGCCCTGGGCGCAGACGTAGCACTGCTCAGGACTTTTCCGAGACTCTTACTCACTGGTCAGCCCCTTGCGAATGAACGCCGCGATAGCGAATGCTGACGCTGCACCGGAAATGAGCGCCCAGCCGAGCCCCAGCAGCACGAAGGTTCCGGCTACGAAAAGAGCCAGACCAAGGACGCCGAAGAAGAGGTAGAGGCCAGTTGCGATGTTCATGCGATGATGGGATTCCGTATGGCGTTCATGAAGTCGTCGCCGTCATCAACTCCGGCAACCAGGGCGCGCCCCATAGCCATGATCAAGGTCACTGGACCATCGATCTTGCAGTTGGGGTCGTTGTCGTTTTCCTTGCGCGGGTAGATGTTTTCCTTGGCGTCGATCTTTGCCGCCACGTTGCCCATCATCCAGGTCATGACTGGGTTCCCGTCATGCCAGAGCGTCCGCGCTATTACCCTTGCCTCCACCTCCTTCATCGGGTCGCTCATGTTCTTCACTGTCTGGTTGAAGTCCACGACCGGGATGGATGTGTTGGAGAGTCGGGTAATCAGGTAGTTGGCCTGCCAGTCGTCGAAGGCAACATCCTGCAGGTCGATCTGTTTTGCCAGATCAAGGATGTCTGCCTCGATGAATGCGTAGTCCGTCATGCTCCCTGGCGTCAGGGTCAGATGACCCTCAAGCGCGAAGTTCTGATACTTCTCGTTTTCCTCAGCGGCGGCCTCTGGAGCGTAGAAGCGCGGAATGCAGTAGAACTGACCAGCTTTCTCGAACAGCATTACCAGGGCGGCCACGTCTTTCTTACTCGCCAGGTCCAAAGCCATCCAGCAGCGGCAGCCTGCCATGTCCGCAATCGTGAAGTCGCGCTTCTGCCGCTGCCAAGCCAGCATGTTCATCCAGACCGTCCTGGCCCCCACCCATTGGTTCAGGTGCTTGGTGCGGAAGGCGTTCTGCTTTGACGCCGAGCGCTTGGCCTGCTGGAGCTGGGCCAGGAGGAAGTCGGGGAATACCGACACTCCGTAGTTCGGATTGGCCTTGATTAGGCTGGCCGGATCATCCCACGAGTCATCCTCGTCGATCGTGTAGATGATCCCGAAGATCGTTTCATCGATCGTCTGCCCCTCGAGAATGCGGATCACATCCCGTCGCTTCTCGTAGCAGGGTCCGCCGAGATTCGATCCCGCCGTCGTAATGATCGACAGCAATGGCTGTTCTCGTGCCCCCATGCCGGTCTGCATGGTGTCAACCAGGGCATCCGTGTCGTGTTCGTGGTACTCGTCCACCAGGGCCGCATGGGGACTCGCACCGTCCCCCGGGTTGCCGATAACCGTCTCGAACTTCGACATGTCCTCCATGACGAACATGGGGCCAGGGTTCTTCTGGTTGCCAGAAAGCTCGATACCGAATCGGTTACGCAGGTTCTCCAGCTTGTGCGCCATCATCCACGCTGGACGGAAAACCTCGAAGGCCTGCTTCTCGGTGGTGGCGCCGGAGTAGACCTCGGCCCCCGACTCTCCATCTGCGGCGAATAGGTAAATGCCTCGTGCGGCAAGACGGGCCGACTTCCCGTTCTTCCTGGGAATCTCTTCGTAGGCCTCGCGGAACCTGCGCTTGCCGGTGTCCTTCTTCACCCAGCCGAAGATGTTGGCCTCGATGAATACCTGCCAAGGCTCGAACACTAGCTTCGACTTCGAAGCGCTCCATTTGCCTTTGGTGTGAGGCATGAGCTGCATGAACTTGACAGCACGATCTGCCTTGGCCTCATCGAAAACGTATGGCCAATCGTCATCGCCCTGGCGATCCAAGTCATTCAGGAAGCGCTGGCATGCAAGCTTCACATATCGGCACGCAACGATAGCCCCACCCACGACATCGCTAGCGTACTGTCGCGCAATGTCGCTGGGGGTCATCTCAGAAATCCTCGAACTCGTCCTTCTCCTTCGGCTTTTCCAGGCCGAACTTCTGGCGGTCTGACGGCGTTAGTCCAAGCCGGGCCAGGTTACCGATCAGGTGGGTGTACTTGCCAACCGCGAACTCAGTCGGATCGGCGCGGTATTCAGCAAGCAGGTTCGCGGTGACCTCCAGGATGATCCGGTCCGATCCCGTCAGAACGCCCTTGATCGAATGAGCGCACAACTCTTTCCATGCGAGACGAGCGGGGCCTTGCAGATGGATGGGCGCTTCGCCGACATCCCCCTCGCCCTTTGCTGGCTCCTGCCGGTAGCGCTGAGGGTTCTTCTTGTCCGCGCCCTTGAACTTTGCGACCTCGGCAGGCTGCTTGTGACGGGCCATTCGGGAACCTAAATTCTGTGGAAATGGAAAAAGACTTGGGGGCGCGGTGTCCTAACGAAAGGTTCTAAGGTTTTGACCCGCCCCACCCCTATAAATGAGACTTTTTCTCATTTAACTCGATTTTTCGGTCAAACCGCACGCAGACAGTGAAAACCACTACCATTATTCGTAAATATCTAGAATCGTCGTGTCCGCGCGCTGCGAAAACCCGACTATCTCCTAGATGCCGCCGACTCCCTTGCCGTCTTCCTCGCATGGCAGGGGTATCCAGCAATAGCCATCAGGTTCGAGTCATCATCAGTGCCGCCTTGGCTCAGCGGGATGATGTGGTCCACCTCTGTGGCGATCCTCTTCACTCCCTTGCACTCTGCACACTGGCACATGTAGCCATCCCGCTTGAGGATGCGCTCACGCTTGCGGCGCCACGGCCTGCCACCACGCCCATTCCCCCATGCTTTGTCCTCTACCTCGTGCTTGGTCACTCCCTTGGCCTTTGGCTTGGTGTGACGCTGAGGGAGGTCAGGCATTGAGGCGTTCCTGACTCGGCGGAGTCCAACCTTGAAGCCTGGCTTGTGCTGGCCTGAGGAATGAGAGCTTGCCACACTGCCATTCATCAGGATGGAGAGCCAGGAGGCCAGATCGCAGTAGGGGTTCCAGAATCTTTATCGCGCTCTCTACTTCTTCGCTGTATCCGGTTACGTCATCGGGGGTCCAGGCACGACCGTGGTTGATCTCGACGCCAGCAGGAATTGGACGGTTCTTCATGTCGGCTTTCCTTCATCAGACATACCGATGAGTTTCGCGACCAGCAGCGACTCAGCGAAATCATTTGCGTTGGCGTCTCGCCATGGGGAAAGCCCGCATACGTGGTAGATCAGCTCCCGACCAGGGAGCGGGCTTTCGGGGCGCTCTATCTTGTAGCGAACCTGAACAACCAGTTTGCCAAACCAGCCGCGGCGCACCCGGACAGAAGCTATCTGGGTTTCCCTGGCGGACCCCATAAATACCGACATCAGATCGGCTCTCCACTCAGGTAGCTGGTCGGCACGGCGTCAGGATCCTCGCCATCTTCGGCCAGAGCCTGGATCAGAAGGTGCAATAGCTGATTGGTCTTGCGCTGCTCATCGAGGAGATCGCGCAGGAGGAGTCGAACCTCTTCCTCGGACTCAGTCATCGCTTGCTCCGGGTCGCTTCGGCTTGGCGGCCATAGCAGAGGCCGCGCGTTCCATCGCGACCCGAGCCCACTTCTTTGCCCATTCACGCGTCTTGTTGCAGAAGGTGCACTTGGTCATCATCTGCTCCTTCCCTTAATTGTCTCAAGATACGCATCGTATGAGATGCGCGACTCCATCTCTTCGCCGCAGAGCCTCACCCGCTTGTTAACGAGTGCGAACGTGACCGTGACGGTTGGGATAGGGCCGTCGTTGCTGACGCTCAACGAAAGCTGTCCAGGGAGCGGCTTCCCGTTGCTGTCACACAAAATCAGGCATGTGCCTGTGTTCTTCAGTAGAAGCGGAGCATCCATCAGTACACCCTCAGAATGTGGGCCAGATTCCCCCGCGCACGACACACAAGGCCGAGCAGGATCGCCAGGACCAGGGTCAACCAGGGTGAGACAGGGTTCAGCCTGTAGCCGTGGAGCGCATCGAGCATCACGCTCAGGGCGAAACACCCACTACCAACGCACAGCAGGTATGCGAGCCAGGACACTCCCCGGCGATACCTCGCGCCCTGTCGGCGGTATGTCGCCAGACGCATGCAGATAGCGCCGCAAATCATCGCGGCCACCAGAGTCCAAGGGTCAACCATTACGACCTCCAAAGCGGTCCGCTATGAAGCGGAGCCAACCAGGCGTCTTCCCCCCCTGCACCCACTCCAGCAAGCTGGTGCCCACTGCGACGCAGAACAATGCCCCACCAAAGGCGACCAGGCCCGATGTCCTTGCCCACTCCCGCCCGATGGCTTCGCCGGCGACGTAGTAGCCAACGATCCAGGACGCAGCGAAGTAACCAAGGCGAGCCCAGGCCGAGATGTCCTTGGCATACACCACGAAGAAGATAGCCCCAGCAAAAGCCCCGATCACTGCATTGGCATCAATGCCAGGGATCAACGCAGACGCACCAATACCGACCAAGCCGGCGACTGCTACCGCACCACTCGGCTCGGCCATATTCACGTACTCCAGATGCAGAAAAGCCCAGGTCATTGCCTGGGCCTTGTAGTGTGGTGCCGGCAGCAGGAGTCGAACCCGCAACCCTCTGATTACAAATCAGCAGCGCTCCCTGTTGCGCCATACCGGCGTACTTCAATGCCGAGCACCTTTACTGGCGCGAACCGGCAGATCTTTCTTGCAGATTGGATATCGTCGGGGTGGATGAGAATTGCGTGGATCGGCTTGCCACGTCGCCCAGCCTGAAGAAGCCAGCGTCTTATGCGATGCTCGAGATTCATCCATACCCCGGAAACGAAAAAGCCCAGCGCTAGGCTGGGCTCTGAATGGGTGCTCTCCTCACTCCTCCAACAACACTGACCTGGGAGGACTACGCAACCGTTATGGTTTCGCTGGAGTTTCACCAGCTCATCAGGCGCGTTAGTTGGTCAGCCCTGGACACCTACTTGGAGAGCGTCGGTGTCGTTTGCTCGTGCCGGGCTTCCACCGGCTCCCACTTCACTTTAACGCCTGCGTGTCCAAGGCGATCCCGGAGTATTAGGTCGCGGTAGGGCCGGGTCCCACCTTTGACCATCCTCGGCCGCGTAGTCGCAACCCAGAAGGATTCAGATCAGAACTACTACCGCTCCAACCAGGAGCAGCAGGACCAGCGCGCCGCCGCCGATACCCTTGAGCAGCCAAACATCTTTCGATTCAGCAGACATTGCAGAACTCCGTAGATGGCTGGAAACAACAAGCCCCGGCAGATGCCAGGGCTTCAGAGCCACCGATCCTCACAACGCGCAAGATCGACAGGATGGGGAAATATTCGCTCAAACGCTCATTGAATGCAAGCCCTATGCTGCTTCGCCGAAGATGATTCCTTCCGCCATCAGGATTTCACCAGCCGCAACCTCTGCCTCTTTGAGCATTTCATTCAGGACGCTATGAATTCCAGAGCGCCAACGGCGCCTGGTCTGCTCTGGACGACCCTCAGACTCCCAGTTGTTCATGTCGTAGAACACGGCATCGAGAATAATCATGTCGGTTGAGCGCTTGCCATCTGCGCCCTTCAGCTTAGGGATAGCCCAGGTATAGACAGCCATCCCAAGGAACCTGCGTGGCGCTGGAGTCGCGACCAGGGGAATAAGGGTCTCGATTGCAGCCTTCTTCTTCTCACGGTGAGTACTGTACTTGGCCACCAATGCGTTCCAGTGCCGAGGCTTGAGCTGGCTGTGTAGCCTGGCATGCACCCAGCAATCGGCATCGATGCGCTTGATTCCCGAACTGTTAGAGGCCCTGATCAGTCCTGCCAACCCCTCACTGTCGGCGTAACCCGGCTGGTAGAGCTTCTGCCAAGCTTGCTTAGCAGTGTTGTCGATGGTTTCGGCCGCCAGGGCGGAGACGACCGCTGACAGAATGCTGGTGTAGATCATGCTTCCCCCTTAATCAGCCCGTACTCTCGAAGGATTACCCATTGCTGGGAGACGTATTCGGCCAGCGTCATGCCGTTGCCCTCTTCAGTTCGCGCACCCAGGCCCTGAACTTGGCCTTCCCGTTGTGCGTCAATTTCGGGGCAAAGAGCGCGTCGAAGTCGGACATGCCGGCGGCCTTCCTGCGAAGGATGGTGTGTCCGCTTACCTTCACGCGCGGATCTCTAGCCCAGTTGGTTGCTGTATCGCGCCTTCCCTCGAACTCGATTAGTCCGACCTGGCTGCGCGACTCGTACGACTCCGGTCGAAATCCGCGCTTCACGTTGCAGCCACGGCAGAGAATTCGGAGGTTTCCCTCGGCATTGTTCTGGCGATCATCGTCCTTGTGATCGACATGGCAGGTTGCCCAGGTCTCAGCCTTCCCGCACAGCTCGCACGGCCGGCAGTCAGACCCTACGATCGCCCACATCACTTGTCGATGCTCGAAGACATACCCTCCCTTGTCAGCGAGGGCATGGCCTGGTTCGAATATCCGCACGTAGCCATTTGGCGTAATGATTCGCTGCTGGCGGCTGCTCAGCTTCTTGGCTACCGAGCCATTTCTCCGCATCCGGAAGTAGTGCATCTGGCAGAGCTGGGCTGTCTTGTATTGGGCATCACGCCCGCATCCATCTACGCGGCACTGCATTTGCGTCGAGCCTCCAGCCGGCGAATTTTCTTGGAGAAGACAGCCTTCAGGCGCTTCAGGTAGGGGATGTCATGACGGGCAACAGAGTTGTCACTTTCCAGTCGATCAACCTTGGCCTGGCCAATCTTCTCAATCAGGCGCGGCCGGTAGGCCATCAAATTCCCGCTCAGGTGGTTGTTACAGGCACTGCAGGACTTATTCATATTCCAAAGGTTGAAGCGGAGCTGAGGTGCTGCCCCAACACTACGGAAATGCGAGCAATGCCACTGGCCGCCCCACGTGGCGGGCTTGTCGCAACTAACGCAACCGAGATGATCATCACGGAGCCGGACGTAGCGATTGATTACCGCCTGAGCCTCTCGCAGGTGATCCGTCCTGCTCTTCAGCCTCTCCTTCCGCACTTTGATCTCCCGCCGATCTCGGTCGGCAATGGCCTTCCGCGCCGGCTTGGCGTGCTTGTCCTTGATGGCCAAGGCGCAGGCAGGAGAGCACACACGCTGGCCCAGGCGCTGCGGGATGAACTTGGCGCCGCATTCGGTGTTCTGGCACTTGCGGGGCTTGGGCTGGCCGGTGGCGATCGTCATTCCGAGCCCTCCTCTACTTCCTCGCGCAGTGCGTCAATGGCGTACTGCGGGACGACGTAGCCCAGCCCTTTCAGATACTCCAGTCGGTCCGCACAGGCCTCTTGATCGGCGTCATCGAAGCTGTCGCCGTCGTGTGGAAGACCGATCCGCACACGATCAGCCGCATCAACGATTGCCATTACCTGGTTGTGGCGCGCCAAGAACTGGTCAACGTACTCCGGCTCGAAAGGAACCAGAGCAGGCAGTTCATCCTTGAAAACCACCCTATTGGCGGCAACGTGAGTGACAAATCCACCAGCTACGCTTTCGTAGACGTAAACATCGCACTGGAAATCATCGCTGCTCCAACGGCAGTAGCTCATGCCTCCACCCCCTTCGCCTTCTGCTGCTCGGGCTGGAAGTCGCCGCGGAGGGGCATGAGATACCGTTCAGGGATGTAGAGCCGATCACCTTCATGGAGCACCCACCAAGCTGGCCGATTCACCTGAAAGGTCTGGCCGTCGTCGACAAATAGATCACCGGGGGCAAGTCGAGACATCAACTCGACTACCACTCCCGCACTGATGCAGTTGGGGATGTCTTGCAGATTAAGAGCGAGATCGCCCGCCTTGAACTTGCTCATGCGAAAGTCCCCATCTGATCAGCTGCCGCCATGGCGTCAGCCTCGGTTTCGAAGTGAGAGGAAAGGACCAGCCGCCAGCAGGCCGCGAACACATCCCGGTAGAGGGGCTCAAAAGCCGAGTCGTCCATGCTGGCCCAACTGATCGATTTGGCTTCCTTACGAACCCCATCCGGGGTATGGATCAGGTGGAAGTGACCGGCCTCGATGGTTATCCACTCCCGGAAAGCCTCGCGGCTCTTCTCGACTGCGGGGAAGCGGTCGGCGCGATCAGCCTCAAGCTTGGCGATATACGCAGCGACGGCGTTCTGCAACTGGCCAGGGCGGCCATTCAGATCCTCGAAGTACTTGGCAAGCCCGCGGATACCACGCATCTCCTGGCGGGGCACCAGCCCGCCCTTCGGCTCCCAGTACTCCCACGCCAAATCCAGCATCGCAAAGAACTTCCCGTGGAATTTGGCGTTGCGCATCCGAGTGAATTTTCCATGGACGACCTGACCGGCCTTCCACTTCTGGACAGTTTCACGGTCAGCCTCCGTGGCCGGAACCAATCCCTGGGCGGTACGGATAAGGGCGAGTTCAGCCACGGCCTACCCTCCCCTGGAACCAAACTTTATTGGGTGTGATGCCAGGGATCATCTCTGCGCGACGGCGAAGAACTTCTGCCCGCTCATGAGGGATTCCAGTCCGATCAGAAACCCCGTTGCGATAGCCATGCATGTAGGCAGCCGTCGAGCGCTGGGCGCGCAGGCCGTCCTTGCCGGCCATGTAGCCCTGAACCATCTCCCAATCGGCACCAGAGTACATGTCTGGCTTGCGATAGTTCGGCATCACACAGCCCTCCGCTCAGCCAGTTCAGCGCAGTCCCGGCACTTACGAACCCCAGGAACGAGTGCCCGACGCGCCACAGGAATCTCCTCGCCGCAGTCTTCACATTCGTACAGGCTCTCGCCGACGTACTTGACTCGGGAGTACAGTCGTTCAGCGAGTTCACGCTCGGCGTAGTCATTGGCGATGTCTACGATATCCATGTCACTCGCCCTCCCCTTGCAGGCTCTTCAGCAGTGCCTTGAGCTGGCGATAGCTTTCCATCGACTTAGCGTTCGATTCGCGTTCCTGCTCAACTGCCAGAGCGACGTCCTCGATGCGATCAGACAGGCGTTTCATGTGCTCGGCCATGCCGGCGAGCTCGTTTGCCAGTTCGCCCAGCATCTCCAGCGGGGAGGCAAAGCGCTTCTGCTCGGACTGGGTTTCGATCTTCTTCGCGGGCTCGCCCATCTTCGGCTCCTGAGGCTTGGTCTTTTTCTCGACTTGGATTCGTTGGTAGTGGTCAGTACCAGTGCGGCGGATCAGTCCGGAATCGACCAGATCGCGCAGACAGCCCTGGACAATCCGAACGTCCGGCGTGCTCCTGGTCATGTTGCGGAGCGCGGTGAGCACCTGGAACGAACGCCAGGGCTCAGAGATCGGTACGCACTCGTAGACCTTCTTCGCGATGCCGGTCTGTCCCTGCATGAGGGACTCCTGTTTTGCGGGCGTCACTGCTCGATCCTCCCTTCGGGCCAGATGCTCTTAACGACCGAGAGTGGGTCGCAGTCCTCCATCAAAATCATCGTGAACGCCGGGCGGCCCGGCAGAACCACCTTCCAGCAGCGCTTCATGCGGCCTCCTGATCGGCTTGTTGTTGTGGGATTCCGGAGTACTCAATCCACTGGCGCGGCTTGTGGCCTTCGCGCTCCATGTATTGAGCGGACGCAGGGTCAAACCAGAGCGGGATGGTTTCCTCGACGCCTGTCAGGCGCTGCTTGGTGATGACCATCTTCACGTCGGAATGAGATGCGTAGTACGCGCGGTCCTCTTCGCTACCGTCCTTCATGGCGACTTCTTTCTTCTTGTTGCGCCAAACGGTGATCACGTTGTCGGCCAGGTCGGTAAGGATTGCGCCACCACGAACGTCAAGCTTCCCTGGAAGCTTTGTTTCGTCGTCAGCCTTGCGCGGGTGGGCAACCAAATGGACGTGGACGCCCATTTCGTGGGCAAACCCGACGATGGCTTCCATAGCCTGCTTCTGGCCGTTATAGTCGTCCTCGGCCATGCCCAGCTTCGCCAGGCTGTCGACGACGAACTGCTTCACCCCGTACCGCCTAGCGGCATAGCGGAAGGTGTCGATCATCTCGGCGGTATTGGCAGACCCCATCTGGTTGTAGATCCACAGCCGACCTCCTAGAAACTCCAGGATCGCGTGGATGTATCCGCGAGACGGAAGGTTCAGTCCCGCCGCCTGGCGAACCATGCGCTGCAGGGTGCGCTTGGCTGGCATCTCCATTGAGGCGATGCAGAACTTTTCGCCCTGGCGCATGCCGTGGAAGGCGAGGTAGTTCAGGAGCTGGGATTTCCCGTGCCCACTCCACCCGGTCCAGATAGTGACCTCGCTGTCGCGGAACCGAATGGTGTCGTGAGACTTCTCCCACGGGGTCGCCATCCCCATTACCACCGGGTTGCGCTCAAAGAACTCAGCACAAACGTCATCGGCGAAGGTTTCGGCTCCTACCAGCTTCTCCGGATCAAGGGTCTTGGCCTTGGCGTAGCAGTCGTCAATGTCGTCTCGTGTGTAGAACAGGGCGTCCAGGGCTTCGTTGAAGTCCTTGCAGCCCAGGTCCAGGATGCGGCAGCGCTCACGCCCCAGACGCTTGATCAGTTCCTCGGTCGCCTGCTTCCCAGCCTCGTCGTTGTCCATAGCGAGGTAGATCACGTCGAACCGGGAGAGCCGCGAGTATTCGTGCTCGATCCACGCCTGCTTCTCGCCCTTACCGCCCCCAAACGGCACCGACAACGCCGGACGACCGTACTGCCAGGCGGTCATAGCATCGATCTCGCCTTCGGTAATGGTCACCTCTCGGGCGCCTTCCGGAATCGCCTGCCAGCCGAACAGGCACGGCTCCGAATCCTTCGAGGCAAAGATTTTCTTCTTGCCGTTCTCGCGGTCGATGCACAGCGTTTTCCAGTGGATCAGGGTGCCGTCGCGCAGAAACGGAAACACGATGTCGCGGCCCTTCTCGCCGATTTTGAACGCCGCGATAGTTTCCGGCTTGAGCCCACGGCCAGCGAGGTAAGCCATGACCGGAGACTCATCGGCAGGCGCCTTGCACTTCGGTCGATCAGGCCGGACGTAGGCCTTCCTCGACGGTGCTTCGAGCTTGGGCTCGGCGATCCCCAGGTAGGATTTCGCCTCGGCCAGTGCGGTGCCCATGTCACAACCGCGAACAGCGCGCCACAGGTCCAACAGGTCGCCTGTTTCGCCGGTCGAGAAGTCGCACCAGACGCCGGCTTTCTCGCCCTTGAGGTGGACGCCCAGGCTCTGGCCCTTTTCGCCGTTCACGCTGCCGACACGCCACTCGGCTCCCTCGCGCTTTCCGCTGGGCAGCAAGTGGTGCGCAACGTCGATCACGCGATCAGCGAGGCGCTGAGCAATCTCAGAGGGGGTCATTGCGCCTCCCCGGCAGCCGGCAGGCGCTTGCAGGTGTAGTCGTGCGTGTAGATCGACAGGACTGTGTTCGGAAGGTGGTCGTGCCAGAACTCGTGGGACTCGGTCACATAACCACGCGGCGCTTCGAACGGGTATGTTTTCCCGTTCACGACAGCGCCCTTGCGGATCGGGTGGACGTTCGACTTCACGCGGTCAGGGAACAACCCCATCCACCCTGCGCTGATCGAAGCCTGGATCACTGCATCCGGGTTGGGATGGCCTGCAAGCTGCTTCGCTTGCGCCTTGCAGGTGGTCTCCTTCAGCGGCTTGCGCAACTCGCTCCGGCACTTGACCCATTCAGCCCACACCGATGGCGTGACGTTTTCCGGGCAAGCATCCAGCGGGTTGAACTTCGGAGACGGCACAGCCGGCTCTACCCCCTCAGGGGGGTAAGGGGGGTTATGCTCTTTCTCTTCTTCTGTATCTTTATCTAGCGTGACATTGCGTGACTCTGCGTGACATTGCGTGACATCATCAACTTTAGATGCCTCCCGCTCACGTTCGCGCTGCTCCCTTTTACGCTGAGCAGCAGATTTTGCGCCTCTTTCAGGGTTACCGGCGTCCTCGCGCTTCGGCTGACGGTTATCCCATCCAGTGAGGGCATCACCATCCAGAACGCGCCCTTGCATCGCGTCGATAACATTCACGATCTGTTCGTCTGTCACGTCAAGCGCGCTAGCCAAATCTTCCGTCGTGACAGTCACGTGACCGCGCGTGACATTTCGTGACGCATCGACCAGAAGATGCAAATACACCGCCTGGACCAACGCAACGGGTTGCCCGGATACGCGAGCAATCGTTCTCCATTTCGGATCATTCGGCATGTCATGCCAAAGCCGCAGCCAGCTATTCGACATTTCCTTCTCCTTTGTCATCGTCCAGCGGGCCACGCATGTCTTCCCGCATCGATGCGGCGAGGATGCAGATGTCGCTTGTGAACTGGTGGAGTTGATCCAGAGTGATGGTCACGACCTGATCACCTTGGCAGATGGCAATGGAGTTCTTCGCCGGACGAAGCTCCAAGGCGTTGTAAGTCAGCGTTCGAGGTTGCATAATTCACCTGTCACCTGATGTTGTTTTCCCACGCGTGATTCGGCTGCCACCGATCCACGCACCGACAAAGCCCTGTAGTAGTCGCTCAGGGCTTTGTTGTATCTGCGCCTGCACTCACTCGAACCCATACCCGCCAGCTCTTCAGCAGCGTTAGCCATTGCGGCGTAGTCGGTATTCGTGAGTCGCTTTCGCATCAATCCCACCCCAACGGACCAGGCCGCTTCTTTTCGGCCTGAAGGCCAAGCTCGGCCAGGGTCTTGAGCGCCTGGATGTACTCAGATGGATGGCACTGAGCCGACATCGGGACGACCTGAAGCTCCAGCAGCGCAAGCACCTTGCACCACCGCTCTATCTCGCCCTCTTTCCAACGACTGACAGTCGATTCGCTCACGCCGATTGCGTCGGCGACGGTCTTCTGTTCCACCGACAAAAGTCGGTTGAGGATCAGGGACTCGAACTCCCGTGCCCTTGCATCGCGCTTGGCGTTTAATTGGCTGGCTGTCATGGTCACGACGCCATCCGCTGAGGCTCGTCTTCTTCACGGGCCTGAAGCGCGCCAGAGGATGCCTTCTCCAGGACGCACTGATGCTGATAGGAAAACCCGCCTTCCGATTTGCACTGAGAAATACGCCCAGGGCTTACGCCTAGGGCCTTTGCAATCGCTCGCCCTGTTCCGAAGTGGGTGAGCGCCTGTTCGTAATTCATACGGCTGCCTCCATGGTTTTGCTGGAGTTTAGAAAAATAAACAGCCGCGTGCAAGTTATCTAAACCAACAAGGATTTAGAATCCTAAACATGGACTTTTCAGACAGACTCAATCAGCGCATGGATGCCTTAGGCATCAGCGCCTCGGACATCTCCAGAGAGATCAAGGTCTCCAAGGGGACCCTCTCCCACTGGACCAATGGCACCAACAAGGCCAGAGGGAAGAACCTGATTGCCTTGGCCAAGGTGCTTCAATGCAGCGCCTCATGGCTGGAAACTGGGAAGGGAGAAAAGGATCTGCCCTCACATGAAGGGTCTCCTTCAGAGGCCGACTACGCGCTTATTCCCCAGCTCACTGCTAAGGGTTCGTCAGGAAATGGCTACCTAAACGATCATGTTGAGGTCAAGGGTGGGTTGGCATTTAAGCGCGACTGGCTTCGACGGATGGGGCTAAAGGCTGAAAATCTTCGCGCAGCCTACAACCAGGGAGATAGCAACTGGCCAACCCTCTCCGACGGAGAGGTCGTCCTGATAGATGTTTCCTGCAAGGAGCCGACGAATGGGAAAATGTTCGCCCTGTATGATGCCGACCAAGAGGTGATCTTCAAGCGCCTTATCCGTGAGATATCGGGAGGGTGGCTAATTCGGTCGGATAACCAGGACAAAAATCGATACCCAGACCAGCCTGTCACTGATGATGGTATGCGCGGCGTAGACATTATCGGTCGTATCGTTTGGCGTGGCGGCGCGATGTAGTCAGGCTGACTTTAGCTGAAGGAAACTTGAGAGATAGCATGGACGAAACCAAGCAAGAGCTAAGAAAGAAGATCGAAGGCGCCCATGAGAAGCACGCATGGACACTTGCTCTGATCGTATTTGCAGCCTTCTGTGCTTTTGTCTATTGGCTTGATGAATGGCTGAAAGCGCAGCGAGGCGGCTGGTCGGAGCTAGCCAGCCTAGCACTTTACGTAGCGTCTTTCTTTGCAATATTCGGGCTATCTACGGTAAAGGATTGGTTCCTGGATCGGCTACGCGAGCCGGATAAACCAGAACCCCTCCATGCGCCATCTGTTCCTGCTCTCCACTTCAAGGACGCCAAAAGCGCCTTGGATTATTCCTGTAAGTACATGGACACCAGCTTTAAGGATGGAGAGTTCACTCCATGCATAGTGGTCGCAACCAGCTCGTCCGAGGAGGCTGGAGTGTTTGCGGTCATCGATGTCCCTAGTAGCTCCGGGCTTAAGAGATGCGTGGGGGCCTTTTCTACTGAAGGGGCTCCTGACCGTGTGGCGGGAAAACTTTGTGCAGCCATGATCGGGCCGCCCACTGATGGGACTGGACTCCCTGCCTTCCTGATCTTTGCAGAACTGGAGCCTACCTGGTCCAACGGTGCCTGGAAGATATCACGCTATTTCTGATTTCTTCCGCCCCTCGGCACCCCCCCCATAGTCTCAGGCCTACACCTGGCTGACTGCCAAACTGACCCAGCGCTGAACTCGCTCTATAGCCACCCTCCTCTGCCAACACCGCACCCAGAGCCCGCCTAGAGCGGGCTTTTTTGTGGCCGCCCAACGCGAAAGTTTAGAATTCTAAAAAATTCCCTTGACCTTCTTCGTTTAGTTTTCTAAATTTCACCTCAACGCCGCAGAACAACGCAGCGCCAGGCCCTGGAAAGGGCGTCCCTTAGCGAGTCACCGGGACAAAGGTGACCACGGGTAAAAACGACGCAGCGTCAACGCATCGTGCCTCGACCCGACCGGAGCAGCTTAGATCCGGACCAGCGCCGAAAGGTAGACCTGGAATAAACATGAGTGCAGGCGGGGAGATTCCGCGGCCTGTGAGAAAGAACCAACACGATTTCTCAGATGCGCTTGGAGACAGGCGCATCGAGGAAGTCAACACGCCCTGGAGGGCAAGACGATGGAAGCACAAAACGTTTGGGCCGTAATCAACATTTGGACCAATGAAGTGCTTGAAGAAACGACCCACTACCAAGCGGCTGCGGCTATTGAAAACGAGTACGCCGAACGCTGGTACGCAGAACATGTAGGCCCATTCTTCCATTCCTTCTGGTGCGGGCATTGGCAGAAATGCGTCCGCCTGCCCTTTTCGCTCTGCCGTATCGATGCCCTGAGCCGCTTTTACCCAGGCATTAAGCGTTTGGCCGCCTAACCACCCCGCCCCGGTTCGCCGGGGCATCACCAGCTCCAACCCATTTGCCCATCCGGGCGACCTATCGCCCAACCCAGGGCAAACCTAAAACGGAGAATCGCGATGGCGAGCAAGAAAAAGGCTGCGTCCGAAGAGGTCGTGACCGCTTACAAGGGATTCAAGCAGGACCTGACCTGCCGCGGCTACCAGTTCGAGATCGGCGGCACCTACAAGCATGAGGGTGAGGTAGAGGCATGCGCTTCGGGCTTCCACTCCTGCGAGTATCCCCTTGATGTCTTCGGCTACTACGCTCCAGGCGAAAGCCGATTCGCCATCGTAAAGGCTTCGGGGCAACTGAGCCGTCACGACGATGACAGCAAGATCGCCAGCGCCACCCTGGTGGTGGAGGCGGAAATCAGCATGCCGACCATGATCTCGCGGGCCATCGACTGGATCATGAGCAAGATAGATAAGTCGGTTGAGCAGACGGTGGTAGGCGGCACAGCGTCGAACACCGGCGACTACTCGGCAGCGTCGAACACCGGCTACCAATCGGCAGCGTCGAACACCGGC